CTTGATTTAACATTGTCATCAGTTTGTACTTTTGCAGTTCCATCTCCATTTGATTGAAGTAAATCTCCTTTAGCGATTGTTTCATTCGCTTTTATTCTAACTACAAATGAACCAACTGATGCTACATAAAAATCATTATAGCCTTCGCCATCATTGTCATAATCTATAAACACACCATAAACATTTTTAGCATCTACTGTATCAGATACTTTTGATTTCATGTGTTTAACATCATTTTCTTTAACTATCGTTGCTTGATAATCTGTTCCTTCATGGTTGTAAGTAATTACATCTCCAACAGATTGAGTATCTGTTAATACATGAGGTACTTTTTCTGTAGTAGTTACATCATTACCATCTTCGTCTTGTGTCGTTACATCAAACTCTAAATTATACCAATCACACATTTCATCTAAAGTTTCTAAAACTGTTCCTTTTAAAATTGTAGGTGTAGAATTATCTGTAAATCTTGACCAGTGAGTTCCAGTAAAACCATTGTAAGATACTGTTGAACCAGATACTGATATAGTTCCCTCTAATGAACCAGCTTGTCTTAATTCGACTAATGAACCATCTGAACTTTGTCTACCTACATATAATGGATTAAAACCACTTCTAAATACTTTAAAACCACCATCTTGTATTGCACTAACACCTGTAGCAGTTGATGAATTAATTGAATAATCACTTGTTGCACCCACTAATACATTACCAGAACTGTCGATACGCATTCGTTCTGAATTAACTGTTCTTAAAGTTAAATATTCAAATCTTGAAGTTCCACTATTAATATCATTGTTTATATAATATCCACTTATAGCATTATCAGCAGTACCAGCAGTTCTTGTTCCTGTAAAACCAACAGAATCTCCACCAACTCTAAGTTCACCAAAAATACTATCTTTACCAAATCTAGTAGTAATACCAGAGCCACTTCTATAAACATCTAATTTTTCTGCTGGAGAAGTTGTACCAATCCCAACATTCTCACTACTATCAATAGTCATAGCTGTACTTGTAGCATTGTCATCTATACCAGTTGATGAGAAAGTCGTTAAAGGATAACTTAATTTAGCACTTGTAACAGCACCACTTCCTATCTTAGCTTCTGTAACTGTGCCATCTGCTGGAGTAAATAAAACTCCTGTTCCATAATGTAAAAAGAAATCGCAAGTTGATGTGCTAGGTACTGCAACTCCAAAGTCTATTGTAGAACCTGATATTGTAAAGTTAGTAGCTTGAACAACCCCATCAATAGAAATTAATAATGATTGTGCAGAGTTAGGCACAAATGCTACTGAACTTTTTGTAATAGAATAAGAACTAGAACCATCAAATGTGATGTTGTCTAATATTTCTATATTTGATATTTTATCTGTTCCTCGACCTATATAACTCATTCGCCACCCCCATTATCTATTACTGTTCCACCTTCTGCTATCCACTCTTGTATTGCTTGGTAATCTGTGTTTGCTTCGTCTAGTGGTACAGATTTTTGCATATTAGAATTTACATAAGTTACTTGGTAACTGCAAAATTCATTATTTTGATTATATATTTTTGTAATTGTATCAATCATAACTATAATTCTCCATCAAAATGTAAATATCCACCATTTGTAGCTATCCAATACATTCTTCTTGCTACAAGACCACTTGAACCAGATGATCCTAATTGAATACTATCTGAACTACCACCACTTATAGATATTGTTGCACTATAATCTGCTGATACTGGGTCTCTTAAATCTAATGAACTTTGAATTAAAGTTGGTGTAGTACGCATCATATTTCTAAATGCTAAAATATGATTTGATGTATTTGTAGTATTCCAAGCTATTCCAGAAGAAACTGCTGATGATGTACTAGTTCCTGTATATACTTGATAATATCTTTCGCATCTATCTAAATTCACATCATAAGGCAAGAACTCAAAATCAGATGCAGTTGTTCCAGCTTCTAATTGTACGCCTGTAATGTACCATTCGTTTGATGTGCTATCTGCAAGGTTGACTTGACCTACTGCATTATTTGTAGCAGTTGAACTTTGCCAAGAAGTTGCTAAAGTTCCAGATGTATAATCTGTTCCAGCAGATAACCAAAAATAAACATAAAAACTCAAATTATTATCGTTATCTAATGTTCCTGTTGTATCTCCAGCAAAAGTTAAAGTTTTCTTTTCCCAAGTATTAGCACTGTCTATTGTATATGATTTTGAAATATCTCTGCTATTATCACCATCTCTTAAATATGCTATATATGTTCCTGTTTTATTAGACTTTACCCAAAAAGATAAAGTTAAACTTTCAGCATTTGCTGTACCTTTTTTTAAATATTGTAAGTTTTGACCTTCAAATCTTTGTTGAACTGTCATGTAAGAACCAGCACTTAAACTAGCATTAGCAGTAGTACAATCTAATTTAAATGATTTTGCAAAACCTTGACCAGTTGGTACATCAGTTGAAATTGTATTTGTCCAAGTTCCAGCAGTACCCATGTTTAAATAAAATCTATCAGCAGTATTATAAGCACCACCAGTAAGACCACTAGCTGAAGTTCCTCTTTGAGCAATACTCATATCACCATTGATGATGATGTTTCTAAAATTTTGTTGGCTTCCTGTAGATAGTTTTGGATTTGTTACAGAATCATCTGCAAGTTTAGAAGTAGTTATAACACCATCTGTAATATCATCAGTTTCTAAAACTGCATCTGCTGGTTTTGAACCTATATAACTCATTACGATACATCTGTTAAAAGTTGTAAATGAACATCAGCATTACCTGAAGCATCATCTGATTGTGCTTGGATTTTATCAGAAGTTTGTAAAACTATTTTAGGTAATTCAATAGATGAGCCTGTTGGTAATGGAATATTCTCAAATATAAATTTTCCAGCAGTTGCTGAGTTATCATATTTTTTTAATGAAACATTTATTGAAGTAGTTGTCGTATTAGCAATAGTTCCAGCGATTACTAAAGATTTATTACTTGCAGTAAATACATCTGTAAGAGTTGCGTCTGTTAAACTTACTTGTGCATCTGAAAAATTGTTAGCCATATTTTATCCTTTTATCCTAAAGCAATTGAAAATGGAATAGCACTTGGGTCAGATTCTGTAATAGAAATGCCACTAGGAAGTGTTATTGCATTGGTTGATGTGTTAATTGAAAATAATTCTAAATCATCTGTCCCGTCAAACAGCTTCATAGCTATAGTATTTGTTGCAGAATTATCTAGCCAAATCGTTCCAGCTACAGCAGAAGATGGTCTTGATGAGCCTATATGTTGTGAGTTAAGAGCATTAATACTATTATTTAGATTTGATCTAAATGTACTAAATGCTTGGTTATCTAATGTTACTTGTGATACTTGTGCCATATTAAATTATTACCTGTCCTACTCCTTGTGCTATATAATCAAAGGTTCTGTCAATACTTGTACCAGAACTATTAAAAAATTCAATAGTGAACTGAGTTGTTGATTTAGAGGTTATTGAATAATAATCTCCATTAGCCAATGATTGAGCAGAAATACCTATTGCTGGATTTATTTTGAAACCAAAATCATAAGTTACTGTCTTACCACCTGTACCAGAACTAATATCATTTCCACTTTCAGTTCTTTTTGATAAACTTGCATTTACAGTTAAGCTAGTAATTAATGATCTAGCCTTTTGGTCATCAGATGTAAATTTAATTCTAAATTTGAAATAACGACCAATATATTCTCCTGTAACAAATTGAGTAAAATTAGAATAAGTAATATTATCGTCACTTGTTGAAATCTGTAATATAGTATGTGCTTTAGCTGGTGCAGTTCCATCAAAAGGGTTTGGTCTTCCATCATCAAATAATGTTGTAGCATCTGGTCTTCCACCATCAAAAAATTCAGATACATCTTCAGTTATTTGTGAAATTGATGCTGTAAATTGTCCTTTTAATTTAGCACCTAAATCTATAGTGTTTGAAAATTCATATATACCACTTGATGGTACTGTTGTTGCACTATCTCCTACAGTTCCTGTAGCTGTTAATCCAAGATAATTAGTTGAATTTCTAGTTTCTACACTAACATCAGTTTTGCTTCCTGAAAATGCTGTATGTTCGTTAATAGTTGTTTGAGTAACAAAATTTGTAGATGCAATATTAGTTGAGATGATAGTTTCATTTGCAGATTGGTTTCCTAATTTATCATTTGCTTTGATAAGATAAGAACCTGTTTTTAAAGGTAGTGTAATATTAGTTGCTGGTCTTCCAACTCTATCTACTAGATCAAAACTATTAGCCCATGTTGGATTTGATAAATCTGTACTAAATCGAATAGTATAATAATCAAGGTCAAGATCAGGTACTGCTGTCCAACTCAATAATGCTTGATCTCCAATAACATTAATTGCAAAGTCTTCAACATCTTGAGGTACTGCTGTTTGACCTACAATTTGTCTAGTATCTGTTACAAATGTACTTGAAACTCCTAAAGAGTTAATTGCTTTAACTCTAACTGTATATTGAGCATTGTCGATAACATTCAATAATTGATAATTTAATGATGTACCTTTACCAATAGTTTTAAAACTATCTGTTACTGCATTTCCATTTCTATCAGTTATTTGTTTTACTTCAACTTGGTATTCATCGACAAATTGGTCAGGAGATGCAGAAACATCTATTGCTAAACGAGTAATAACTGTTCCATCATTATATTCAACTAGATTATCTGATAATGTCATTCCAGCTGGTGGCTGAATAGAAAATGGATTAGGTAAAGTTGTATCAGCAATTGTAGGTATTGGATTTTTTTCATTAAATGTATAAAAATTATCTTGGTGTTCAAAAAGTTGAACATTTACAGTTAAGTCTTCATTAATCTCTATACCTAATACTCTAAAAGGTTTAGCATTAAATCCACCACTAGGATATGTGATTGCAACAATGTCTCCTATAGCTAATTCTAAAAATTCTGATGTTAAAGTTAATTGTATTTGTAATTGGTTTCTTGATCTTCTAAGAATAACCTCACAAAGTGCTTCTGCATTGTAAGTGTTTGTTACATTTGGAAATTGGAAATTACCCTCTAAAACAGTATTATTATCTTCTGAAAGCATAGTTGCGTGTTTAAAATCTGTTTCAACATTAGTGTCATCTGCTGGTGGAAAAGAAACTGTGTCATTCTGCCAATTCTTAAATGGATTAACATAAGTTCCAATTACACGATTATATTTATTATTTTTTCTTTCTCCTAATACTTTTGCGCCACCTATAACATGATCTGATGTAATTGTTTTAACTGCTGATCCTGTACCCTCTATTTTAAGTTTATAAACACCATCATTATAAGTGAATAGTGATCTCATTGGATTTAAAAGTTTCTTTACATTTTCAATTACTTTTTGACTAGTATCTATAACAGCATTAGATTCAAATTTAATAATTTTTGGAATAACATCTGTAACATCTACTCCATTTGTAAAATTAGAAGATAAACTTGTACTGTACGAACCACCACTTACTCTCCATTCAAAAGTTAAATTACTATCTGATGGTG